CGTGGACCACTGTGGAGATCGGCGGGGACGGCCCCCGCCATGCCAGCCTGTTCGGGCTGATGATGCAGGCCGTCGTGCAGGACGGCGACCAGTACCTGCGGCTGCCCTTACGCACCGAGTGGCGGCACATGGATCCGTGCCCGCTGTGCGAGCACCGCGCCGGGCCCGGCCCGGCTCCCGAATGTATGGCATCTGGTGGCTGGAGTCCTGGTACGCCGACCCGGTGTACCAGGAGTTCGGGTCGGCCCAGGTGCGTGAGTTCGCGAACCTCGACGCCGTGGTCGCCGCGACTGACCGGTATGCCGCCGCGTACCGGCGGCATCTGACCAAACCGATGGCAGCAGCGTTCACCTGCCGAATCCGTGCGTTGCGGGTTTTTCCGACGGCGCCGGCGAGCGCGGCCGCGGGGCCACGAGTGTCGACAAGCTCGCGGTTAGCATCGTCGCTGCCGGCCGCGAGCCCGGGGTCGGTCGCGGTGAGCGGTCAGGGTTGCGGCGGCGCGCCGGCGGATGGTGGGTTTGTGTCTGCGTCGCGGCGGCGCCTGGGGCCGCGCTGGGGTGGTTCCTCGCCCGGATCTTTCTTGATCTTGTGGACTTGCAGGCCGGTAATACGACGGGCGTTGAGACTCATGCCGGTGTCCATGGTGATCAGGTGCACCGTACGGCCGGCGTACGCCTGTAGCGCGACTGCGCGGTCGATGATCTCCGCGTCGTCGTCGGCCAAGGCGACGTGATGGGGGTCGTTGTAAAGCACTTCGACGGTGACCTGGTGCCGGGGCATGCGGTCGCTGTTGAACGCCTGGAGGTAGCCGGGCTCGCGTTCTTGGACGGTGGCGCGCCCGATGGGGTTGGGTAGCAGTTCGTCGATGACGGCGAGGGTGAGCCGGGCGCGCCAGCGGACGTGCTCGGTCCCAGATTCCTTGAGCCGATCCAACTCGTCGACGACGAGTTCGGGCACGACGAGGCGAATCGGTTCGACGCCTGGGTAAACGATCGCGTGGTAGTCGATCTCGCCGATCTTCTGCTCGTGGTGCAGGAAGACGCTGGTGTCGACGACCGCGAGAGGGTCGCGGTCGTACGTCCAGCGATGGATCTCCTTCTGCAGCGCGGTGTGAGCCTTGTCGAGGGCGTCGCCGCGATCCTGTAGTTCGAGGTGTATCAGGTCCCGCATCATCAGGGCTGGGGTGCGGCCGACCAATTCGTGCAGCCGCCACAGGCTGGGCGTGAGGAAGAGCCGGTCGATGTCGGAGCGGCGGACGCGGTTACGCAGCGTGGACGCGGATTCCAGCGCCCACTGCAGATACGCGCCGGGGTCGCCTTCGCAATTGGCGAGGAGTTCCTTGCGCTGCCGCAGCGTCTCGAGGGCGGCCGCCGCGTCGGCACCGGGTTCCAGGGTTAACAGCACGGGCGGAATCCTGCCATCGGCGAGCCGGCCTGTGCATCCCACTTCGTGGGTTTCCGCCCGATGGTCCTTCGGTCGTCGTGCGGGCCTCATGACGTTCGGGGCGCCCAAGAACGCTGTCCGGACGTCAGGGTCGGCCTCTGCCCCTGCACTATCAGCCGGATCACCGCGGCGGCCCCCGTGACCCTGCACATTAAACGCGGCCGCACCACCTGACGAAATTCGTCGCCCAGCGTCAGCGGCGGTTACTCGGACGCCTCATTGAGTGCACGAGAAATGCGTTGACTCGGCAATTGAGTGCATTTTAGACGAGCCTTCGATAGCGGGTTGCGGATCGGCTTTGATCGTGTCACTCTTGCCGGGCGGGTGAAGTCTGCCAACTTCCAGGAAACAAATCCTGTTTGCCTTCGCCGCCATGCATCTGTCCTACGGATAGCGGCCCCCGTCCCTGCATTTCTCTGGTGTGGAGGTGCGTGTGAATCCGGAGGCGTATATCACCCGCCCGCAAGCGCTCATGGTGGTCGGGCCAATCGGGGTCAGCGCTGACGCCATCAAGAAGTGGCGGGCGCGGGGCTGGGTGGGCTCCGACGGGAAACGCCGGCAGTTGCGAACGAAACCGGGTGGCGGCGGCACTCTGCGGTACCGGCTGGGTGACCTCCTGGACGCCGAACGCGACACCCGAATGTCGGGGCAGTCCCGGCGCGGCACCCGCCGCCCGCCCCCGAACGCGGCCACCGAGTAGGTATCCGCCCAGCGTGCCGCCCCTGCTGGCCGGGGCTTGAGCCCGTCGTCGCTCGCGCCCTGGACTGGCCGGAAGGCAGGTGAGCCGGGTGCCGCGGGAGCGTGTGGCGTGGGAGGGCTCGAACCGGCGGGCCGAGCTGCCGCCGAACTGGGATGAGTTGCGGGCCGCGACCCGGGACCGGGCCGGCGGTCGCTGCCAGGCCGTCGACGACGGCATCCGGTGTCCGTTGCCGGGGACCGACTGCGACCACATCAAACCCGGCTCGGACCATTGCCTGGCGAACTTGCAATGGCTGTGCGCCACGCACCACGCGAGAAAGAGCGCCCGCGAGGGCGCGCTCGCCCGTATCCCGCTACGACGGCCCGCAGAACCGCACCCCGGCATCCTGTAACACCGCCGACCGATGCGGAACACCGCACGGTGCCGCCTCGATAGCTCGTTCTCTCCTATCGGTTTCTCTGCCGCCCAGGCGTCCGCCTAGGGCGGCTTTTTGTGCCCAAATCCTGTCTGGAGCCCATCTGTCATGGCCAAGATCCCTGGTATTCCGTTCGTCGAGGGTCGCAACGACTACACCGATGTCGATGGCAAGAAGTACGGCATCGCGATCCACAACACCAGCAACAACGCCTCGGACGAAGCGGAGGCGTCGTACGCGACCCGCCGCACCGACGGCGTCTCCTCCCACCTGTATGTCGACAAGGACAGCGTGACCCAGTCCCTGGACACCCGAGTCCGCGCCGGGCACGCGGGCAGCAGGCAGGGCAACGAAAACGCCATCGCCGTCGAGATCACCGGCGGCAACGGCATGTCCCGGGCGTGGTGGCTGAAGAACGTCGCCTGGGACAAGCTCGGCCGCGCTTTGGGCTGGCTGATCGTGCACGACCCTGACTACAAGGGTTTCCGGGTCGAACGGACGACAGTCGCGCAGATGCGCGCCAACCCGAAGATCAAGGCCCTGTACGGGCACGACGACATGCGCCGCGCCTGGGGCGGCACCACGCACACGGACCCCGGGCCGGGCTTCCCGTGGGACAAGCTGATCTCTTCGATCAACGCGGGGATCAAGGCGGCCGGCGGGACAAGCTCGCCGGCGACGCCGTCCTCGGCGGTGCCAGCCTGGTCCGGCCGCACGTTCGTGTACACGCCGGGCCGTACGACGATGCGGGGCGGGGACATCGAGACGTGGCAGAAGCGGATGCGCCGCCGCGGCTGGACCATCACCGTCGACGGCGCCTACGGCCCGCAGTCGCGCGAGGTGGCCCTCAAATTCCAGCGGGAGAAGAAAATCACCGTCGACGGGAGAGTCGGCCGGCAGACCTGGACGGCCGCCTGGACCAAGCCGATCACATGAGCCTCGCAAGCGAGGGCGGCTGGTACGACGTCAAGGACGTCGACCGGCTCCACGCCGACCTTCAGAAAGACCCCCAAGCCACGGCTCGGGCGATCGCCAGGCGACCTGCCCTCGCCGCCGCGCACCGCGACTGCGCTGAGTGCGCGCGGATCCGCGCCGCCGCCCCTACCCCCGTTGCGGGGCGGCGGCGCCGGATCAAGATCGCGCTGCGGCCATCGCAGCTGCACCAGCTGCTCGGCCTTCCCGCTGGGCACGAGGTCGTCTACGTGTACGCCGTCCCTGACCCGAACACCGTCATGGTGCTGGTCGAGGGCGAGGACCTGGAGCCGATCGCCGAGAACCAGCCGGCCCCGACCACGACGATCGGTCCGTAGCAACGTGCCACCACCGCGGCCGCCGCCCACCCGACAGGGGTGGGCGGCGGCGTCCCGTCACGGGAATCGGGGGTGCACGCGATGGCACGTCCTGGGCCGGCCCCGAACAACCGCCGCCATGGCCACGGCGGGGCCGAGATGATCGACATCGTCGATGTGCCCTACACCGGGCCCGGCAGTGACCTCGACCTGCCCGCCGACGGCGGGATCGCCTGGTTCCCGCAGGTCCGGGCCTGGTGGGAGCAGGTCCGCACGATGCCCCACTGCGGGCTCTGGGCGAAGACCGACTGGCTGCACGCGATAGAAACCGCCTATTTGAAGCAGGACTTCTGGCAGTCCTACTTCGCCGGCGAGCTGCACGCCACCAAAGCGACCGAGATCCGGCGGCGTGAGGACCAGATGGGCGTGACCCGGGAAGCCCGCCGCAAGATCGGCATCCGGTACGTCCCGCCGGCCGACGACCTGCCCGCCGACGCCGCGGCCGATCCCGCCGACGAGGTCGGCGTGGGGGACGGCGCGAGCGCGGCGGGCCTGCAGGAAGCTGCCGAGCGGCGGCGACGGCTCGCCGCCGGGTAACCGCTCATGCCGCGCACCCTCGTGCGCGCCCCCGGCCACCAGCGCACCCGATCGCTCGGGTGGCTAGCGATCGCCTGGATCGAGTTCCTGGTCCTGCAGGGCCCCGGCGCGATCCAGGGGCAGCGGGTCCGGCTCGACTGCTACGCGCTCGACGAGAAGGGCCGCCGCTTCTACGACGCCGCGTTCCTGAGCCGGGCGAAAGGCTCGGCGAAGTCCGGGCTCGCCGGGTTCATCGCCTTGTTCGAGGCGCTCGGACCCGCACGGTTCGGCGGGTGGGCCAAGGGCGGCGAGGTCTTCACCGATCCGTGGGGCTTGGGCTTCCGCTACGTGTATCAGTCGGGCGAGCCGGTGGGCGTCCCGGTGCACGTGCCGGTCCTGCGCGTGATGGCCACGGAGGAGAATCAGACCGGGCTGGTCTTCGACACCGTCTACTTCAACCTCACCGACGACAGCGCCTTGTTGTCGCGGGTGCCCGGGGTGGACGCGGGCCGGACCCGGATCTACCTGCCCGGCGGCGGCGAAATCCTGCCGTCGACCTCCGGGGCGTCTAGTAAGGACGGTGGTCGCGAGACCTGGGTGTGCTTCGACGAGAGCCACCGATACAACCCCCGCGAGCTGCGCGACATGTACGCGACGGTCACGCAGAACCTGGTCAAGCGCAAGAAGACCGACCAGACCTGGTTTTTGGAAACGACGACGATGTTCGCGCCGGGTGAGGACTCGGTCGCCGAGGTCACGTACCGCGAAGCCGAGCTGATCCAGGCCGGCCGTAAACGCGGCCGGGTGCGGCTGCTGTACGACCACCGGTGGGGCGAGTGCACGGACCTCACTGACGAGCCGGCGCTGCGAGCGGCGATCATCGACGCGTTCGGCGACGCGATGGCGTGGAACGACCTGGACGGCATCGTCGACCAGATCTACTCGTTGCGCGCCGACCCGGCGAACAGCCGCCGGTTCTTCCTCAACTCGGAGACCTCCAGCAGCGATTCCTGGCTCACCGCGCAGGAAGTCGGCGCGATCGCCGACGCGACCAAGCACCTGGTCGACCGCGACGTCGTCACCCTCGGGCTGGACGCGTCGATCTCGTCGGACAGCACCTGTCTGGTCGCGTGCCGGGTCTCCGACGGGCATCTGGAGCTGATCGGCTACTGGCTGCCCGCCGACTTCCCGGACGGGCGCCTCGACCGGGTCGCGGTGGACGCCGCGGTCGAGGACGCGATGGCCCGGTACAAGGTCGTCGGGATGTTCGCCGACCCCCCGCACATCCAGGACTATTTGGATAAATGGACGTCCGAGTTCGGCGACAAGATGAAGGTGCGGGCCAGCCAGGCCCGGCCGTTCGAGTGGTGGACCAACCGGCCCCGGCAGGTGGTCGCCGCCCTGGCCCGGTTCGCCGAGGCGGTCCGCGCCAAGACCGTCTCCTATACCCGGCCGCCCGACGAGCAGCTCGAGGAGCAGGTGAACCTGGCGGTGATTCTGCGCCGGCACCTGCGTAACGCTCGCCGTCGGCCGTCGCGGGCTGGCCTGCAGATCGGCAAGGTTCATCCGAAAAGTGAGGACCGTATCGATGGTGCGGTCGCGGCGGTGCTCGCGTACGAGTGCCGGGCCGCGGCGATCGCCGCCGGGGTAAGCACGAAGCCCAAGCGGCCGTACCGGGCGAAGCGGATCCGCTGATGTGGTGTCCGGCTCGCCGAGCACGGGGGTTTCGACGGACCGGACCGCGCTCTGACGGCACGCGCCGGCCGCCGCAAGATCACCTTGCTTCAGGGTGGGTGGTGGGGGCGTGCCGATTGACGTGACCATCCGCTACTCGCCCGGCTGGTGGATGGACAGATTGTTCACCAAGCTCGGCGACCGGGGCCGCCGGCGGCGGCTCACCCTGCTCGCGGACGTGTACCGGGGGGAGCCGCCGCTGCCGGTCGGCGCGGACAACGTCCGTGAGATGTACGCGGCGTTCCAGAGGCTGGCCCGTTCCAACTACGCGCAGTTGTGTGTGAGCGCGGTGTCGGCGCGGATGGCCCCGACGGGGTTCAAGACCGCCCTGCAGGACGGGCAGACCGGCGACAAGATGGCCGCGCAGGTGTGGAAACGCGCCGGCCTGGCCGTGATCGCGGCCGACACCCACGACATGATGCTCAACCTCGGCGAGGCGTACGTGATCGTCGGCCCGGTCGACGACGAGACCGGCGCCCCCGTGGTGACGGTCGAGGACCCGCGCCGCGTCGTCAGCGAGCCCGACCCGGCCAACCCGCTGCGGCTGCGCGCGGTGCTGAAGGTGATGCGCGATGACATCGAGGGCGAGGACCGCGCCTACCTGTACCTGCCCGGGGAGATCTGGGTGGCGCGGCGGCAGGCCGCCTACGCGGCCCGCACCGTCGGCGTCGCCGGGATCGCCTGGAGTCCGAAACAGTGGGAGTGGGTGCCCGAACGGTCCGGCCGTACCGGTATGACCCGCCTGCCGGTCGTGAGGTTCGTCAACAAGGACGGCATGGGCGAATACGAGGCCCATCTCGACCTGTTGTTCCGGATCAACCATCAAACGTTGCAGCGCCTGGTGATCGCGACGATGCAGGCGTTTAGGCAACGCGCGGTGATGGGTCTCGACGACGTCGACGAGGACGGCGACCCGATCGATTACAGCGATCTGTTCGTGATGGATCCGGCGGCGCTGTGGCAGCTGCCTGACGGCGCGAAAATGTGGGAATCCGCGACGGTGGATCTTCGGCCGATTCTGGACGGGGTCAAGGCCGACGTGACGGAATTCGCCGCGGTCACCCAGACGCCGATGTACATGCTCCAGCCGAGCGGGGTGAACCAATCCGCCGAAGGGGCGTCGGCGCAGAAGGAGGGCCTGCTGGTCAAGGCGCAGGACCGCAACGACCGGACCACGATGCCGTGGGCGCAGGTCATGGCCCTGTCCTTCCTCCAGTTGGGCGAGCCCGCCCGCGCCGATCTGTCGCGGCTGGAAACACTGTGGGCGTCGCCGGCCCGGTTGTCGTTGTCGGAGCGGGCGGATGCGGCGAGCAAGGCGGCCAACGACATTCCCCGCCGGGTCCGGCTCATCGACATCTGGGGCTACAGCCCCGAGCGTGCCGACGAGCTGGAAAGCGAATGGGACGAGGAAGAGCTGCGCCGGGCCCAGCTGGCCGCCGCCGCCGACCACGCCGTCACTGGCGGGTCGAGTGTGGACGACGCGCTGCCGCCGCTGGACGGCCTGGCCGCGCCCGCGGTTGCCGAGGTGGGTGAGGCGGTGAGCTAGTTGGCCGGCCCTGACGGGCAACTCACCCGCACCGAACTCGCCCAGCTCGCCGCGCTGATCGCCGCCCAGGCCGCCGCCCGTGACCAGCTCACCCGCGCCACCATCATCGCCACCCAGGCCCGGCTCCGCGGCTTCCGCGGCTGGTGGCGGCCGGCGGACATCGCCCTGTTGGTCGCGCAGCTGCTCCGTGTTGTGCAGCCGGCGCAACGGCGCCTGGCCCGGCAGACCGACGCCTACCTGGCCCGTTCCACCAGCCTGATCCTCGGCCGACGCGTCGGCCCGGTCGGCGCCGTGGACATCGCCGCGCTGCGCCGCGCGCTCGGCCCGACCACCCTCGCGGTGCTCGCCGACGCCACCCCGCACACCGGCCCGGGTGCGCCCCCACCCTTGTCCGGCCGCGACGCCGACCGCGCGACCGGCGACACCGCGCGGGCGCAGACCACCGGGTTGGACCCGGGCGTGCCGTACGAGCGGCTTGCCCGCGACTTCCGTTTCCACGTGGTGTCCGGCACCGGTGAGGCGGACGCGGTCGACAAGGTGGCGCGGCGGGCCGCGGCGGTGGTGGCCACCGACCTGGCCCTTGCGCACCGCGCCCAGGCGCAGCGGTTCCTGACCCGCCGGCAGGTCACCACGGGGTTCCGGCGGGTGCTGCGCCCGGAACTCGGCTCCGGCGGACCGCCGTGCGGGCTGTGCGTGGTCGCCGCCGACCGCGTCTACACCTACCGGGAGTTGCTGCCGCTGCACCCCGGCTGCCGCTGTGAGGTGGTCGCCGTCGGCGAAACGGCCGACCCCGGTTTCAGCCTCAACGCCCAGGATCTGCAACGGATTTACGGCGCGGCGGGCAGCAATCGCCGCGAGGACCTGCGGCTGATCCGGGTGCAGATCACCGAGCACGGCGAGCTCGGCCCCGTGCTCATCGACGCGGATCAGCACTTCCGCGACCCGCGCGACGTCGCCCGCGCCCTAGCCGACGCCGCCTGACCGGCTGCCGTCCGGCCCCAACCCCTGTCTCACCCCGCCCCGGCTCTCGGGCGCGGGTGCTTCGCCATGCCTGCCCGACAAGGGAGAACCCGCGTGACCAGTCCAATCCCGCCCGAGCCGACCGCCCCGGCTCCCACCCCACCCGTGCCCGCCCTGCCCGCACCCGCGCCGCCCTCGGCGCCGCCCGCCGCGGTAATGCCGGGGGCGGCGCCTGCCGCGGTGGTCGGGGAGCACGGCTACCCGGAGCGCACCCCGCTCGAGCAGATGACCACCGAGCAGCAACTCGCCTACTGGCAGCGCTTCGCCCGCCAACACGAGGACCGCGTCAAGGCGATGGGCGACTACGAGGCACTCAAGGCCAAGGCCACCGCCCACGACCAACTGCTCACCCAGAGCCAGACCGAGCACGAGAAGGCCGTCACCGCGGCCCACCAGGCCGGCCGGACCGAGGCACTCCAGCAGGCCGCCACCGTGCTCGTCGACGCCCACCTGCGCGCCGCGATCGGCGCACGGCTGCTGCCCGACCAGATCACCGCCCTGCTCGCCGGGATCAACCCCGGCCAGTTCCTGGGCGCCGACCAGGTCACGGTCAACACCGACACCATCGCCGCGTTCGTCGCCGCCATCCTCCCCACCCCCGCAGCAGCACCGGCCGCTGCGACCGCGGCAACCCCGGCACCGACCGCGGCACCAGCCGGTCCCGGCGCGGCCCTGGCCGCCCCGGGTGCGGGTCCGTCGGTCGGGCTGCCGCGCGCTCTTCCCGACTACGGCCAGGGCGGCACCGGCGAGACCCCGCTGTCCGGACTCGCCGCCGGCCGCGCCGCCGCGCAGGCCCGCTTCGCCGCCCGCCGCGCCGCCGCCCCGCCCACTGCCGCACAGCCCTGAACCGCCGCTCGGCCGCTGAGCCGACCCCGACCGCAAGGAGCACCCCCGGCATGGATCTCTCCCTCCGAAAGACCGTCCACCAGAGCGAGGACCGGTCCTGGCTCGGGTCCGCGCACGGCACCGACGCCACCGAATCGATCACCGTCTACACGCCCGCGTTCACCCGCGCCGTGCACTACCCCAACGGCTACGTGCCGTCCGGGATGCCGGTCGCCCTGATCACCTCCGGCCCGGGCGCCGGCGGCTACGGCCCGTACAACCCGGCACTGGCCAACGGCCAGCATCACCTGGCGGGCCACCTGTTCTCCGCCGTCGAGGTCCGCGACAACGCGCCCGCGACCGTCGGTGCCGCCCTGCACTGGCACGGCTCCGTGCTGGTCAGCCGGCTGCCCGCCGGCCACGGCCTGGATGCGGCCGGCATCGCCTCGATCAACACCATCCGCTACCGGTAAGGACCCGACACCGTGACGATCACCTATGACGTGGTCGAGCCCGCCGTGCTCACCGGATACGTCCGTGAGGTGCCAGGCCCGGCCAACTACACCCTCAACCAATGGCTTCCCGACGAGACCATCCCGGACATCGAAGCCGCCTTCGACACCGCCATCAAGAAGAACTCCGCGGCCAAGTTCCGTGCCTTCGACGCTTCCACCCCCGTCGGAAATCGGCCCGGCTTTGAGCGAAGCCGCGTCGCTCTCCCTCCCGTCGGCCAGCGCACCGCCGTGGCCGAGGAAGAGCGGCTGAAGCTGGAACGTGCCCGCACCCAGGGCGACAACTCCGGCGCCATGGTGGACGCGGTTTACAACGACGCCGAAATCAACACCGGCGCCGTGCTCGCCCGGATGGAACTCGCTCGCGGTGACGTGCTCACCGACGGCCGGTTCACTTTGGCCGGGGAGAACGGGTTGACCCTCGAAGCGGACTTCGGGGTGGCGCCCTCGCACCTGCCCACCGCGGTCACCTCCTGGCTCGACCACGCCCTGGCTGATCCGTTCGAGGAGATGCGCGGCTGGGCGGACTTGTTCACCGACGACGCTGGCGAGCCCCCGGCGTGGGCGCTGACCAGCCGCGCGGTGATCGGGCACATGCTGCGCAACGAGCGGGTCCGGCAGTTGGCCGCGGGCAACGGCGTCACTCCGTCGATGATCAGCCGAGCCCAGCTCAACCAGCTCCTCGAGTCGTTCGAGCTGCCGCAGCTGGTCTCCTACAACACGTTGATCGACGTCGACGGGATCGCGACCCGGCCCATCCCAGCTGACCGGATGGTGTACCTGCCGCAGGATCCCCGCACCCTGGGCCTGACCTACTGGGGCATTACCGCTGAGGCTCTCGAATTGATCGGCGGCACCAACCCGCAGCTCACCTTCGAGGAACTGCCGGGCCTGGTCGGTCTCGTGATGCGCGACGGTGATCCCGTGAAGACGTGGACCAAGGTCGGCGCGGTCGGCATGCCCGTCATCGGCGAGCCTCGCCGGCTCCTGACCGCCCGGGTCCTCTGATGAGCGCCACCCGACGGCGGCTGGCCACCTGGGTCGTGCTCGACGGCACGGCCTACGGGCCGCACAGCGACCTGTCCGCCGAGCAGGCCGCCCGCATCACCAACCCGCTCGCCTGGGCCGACGACCCGGCGTCGAACGACGCACCGGCGCCGCCCGCCCCGGAACCCGCGGTACTGGCCACATCAGCAGTAGTGCCTGTCCCACCGCCGCGCGCCGGAAAGGGCTCCGGCGTGGAAGCGTGGGCGGCGTTCGCCCGCCTGCACCACGTCGAGGTCCCCACCGACGGTGATCGCGCGGCGATCATCGAAGCATGCGAACGTGCCGGCCTAATCGAGGTTGGGGCCTGACCGGCGCGGCAAGGTGCTTGCCCGGTGAGCTGTATGGATTCGACCAATTTTGCCGTGGCGTTGTGGCCTTAGGACCGCCACGGTGATGTGCTCGCCGTGGCGGTGTCCACTGCAAGATCGACCACAGTGCCGGTGCCAAGGCCGGAGACGAGCCGCGCTCGAGGTACCACGCGTCTCCAAGGGCGTGTGCTGATCTCCTTGCTGAGTGCGGCGATTGCGCCCTCCGGCCAGGCGGGGGCGGCAGTTGCCAACAGGATCTGGTCGGCTTGGAGCTGCTCGGCGAGCAGTGCGCGCTTTGCCAATGCCCGTGCCATGACGCGGCCGGAACCCAGATCCGCAGGTCGCTTCGCCTCGGCGGTAATGAGTAGCCCGTCAGCGTGTGCGATCAGGTCAGCCTCAGCGACCGCCGAACCGGTGGCATCGCGAAGCTCGAGCTCGCCGACGTCCGCGTAGACGCGGCTGTTGGTACGCAGATGGTGGGAGAGCAGCAAGGGGACATCCCCGTTCTCAGCGATGAGATCCCTGACGGACGGGTGCAGGTCATAGAACCAGGTTGGCTCGTTTGCTGGGTTTTTCCAGCGTGGCTGGACAAGATCGTTAGGTGTCGAGCATCGGGGGCACCGGTTGACCTGTTGGAGATCGTCGATCGTGTAAAACGCGAGTTTGCTGCATAGCTCGCAGCGAAGCACTAGCCCTCGTCGCAGTACTCCGCGGCGAAGAAATTCGTCCGTGCGCTGCCGGATCGCCGCCGCTGCGGTTCCTTCTCCAGCGGCTTTCGTGATGCCCTCGAAAGTCAAGTACGGCTCGTGGAGGACGTCCCCGGAGCCGCTTGGGAGCGCAACGCCGATACCTGCGTCGAGCTCCAGACTTTCAGGAGTCTTGCCAGGACAGAACCGGCGGAGCACCGGGAACATCGGCCCGGTGAAGTCCGCCGCGAGCAAAGCGCGATCACCCCAGAGCCGTCGGACGACCTCGACCCGCTGCCCGGCAGGCGAAAGCACCATGCTGCGGCCCTGCTGGCTCGCCATGAGGTTCGCCCACGTTGCCAAACTGGGAGCGCGCAGGCGTGGACGCGCCAAACGGGCAGCTGCTGGCGTGCCGGCGACGATGAAGTTGAACCGTTCGGACTCGAACGTGACGCGATCGCGCCCGCTGCGCACTGATGTCAGGTAGCGATCGTCGCCCTCCGCGAACAGCTCGTGGCCGTCGAGTCCACGGCCGTGCGGAGTGTCCGACGGGGTCAGCTCGATATCAACTTGCCAACGTAGACCGCTGGCGCCCGCCTGATCCGAGCCGGCCGCGCGGGCCGCCGCGGTGGTCAGGCTGGACTCCGTGATGGTGGGAGCTGGGCACGGTATGAGCATTTCGGCGTCGCCGGACTCGGCTCGTTCAATGGGGACGGCGAAGTCGCGGTCGAAGTCGGCTGAGACGGCGAGGTACTGCACTCGCTTGGTCGACCAAACAGCGCGGCCGCGCTTGATCTGCTTCCGAAGCTGATCCACCTCGTCGTCCCGCTCACCCTCGGAGTACCAGAGCGGTTCGTGGAGACCGAGAGTGCCAATAAGACCGTCAATCTCATCGTCAGGTAGCGATGTGGAGGCGACCGTCGTTTCGATGCCATCCATAGCAAACCGGAACAGTGGAGTGCTCAGCAGGAATGAAACCGCTTCCGAGCCTAGGGCAGCCGCCCACGCCACCGGGAGCCAGAAGGCGGCCCCGTACAAGCGCTGGTAGATATGGGCAAGAGCGAAATCTTCGGCTGCGTCTCCGATGGACAGCAGCGCCCTCGCCGGGTAGTCGACGCCGCGAGCGACGGGCACGAGACCCTGCATGGTGAAACGGAACGCATCCGGGAGCGTTGCGGGGTCCTGACCGAGTTTCGGCCCGGTCTGCCAGATGATCTGCCGGATCGGTTTGCCCTCGGAGATCGACGGCTGGCTCATCGGCAGGCCGAGCTCAATGAGCCATGACAGCAAAGAATTGAAGTCCTCCCTGCTGAGATCTGGGTCTGTACCGGTTCGTGGCATCTCGACCACCCCGCACTGAGCGGCCACGGCTAGGCCGAGCGCGCCTCCCCACTCTGGCGGGGAAGCCAGGCACGTGGGCCCCGGGAACGCGGAACCTCCGGCGAACTCATTCCAGAAGGCGGTGCCGGCGTCGGCCGCCTTGGTGAGGTTGCCGATCCTGCCCTCGACCGAACACAACCTGACCCGCTCGTCCCATTCCCGCCCGCTGTCCGCCGATTGGGCAGGCATGCGGCGCCGATGGGGCGCACATGCCTCCACGACCCGCTGGCGAGCTTCTTCCTCCTCCGGCGATGGGAGTGGACGAGCGGAGTGCTCTCTGATGTACTCCGCTCGCTCGTTTCCCTCCAGCACGGACCCATCGGAGCCCTTGATCTGGGCGACGCCTGGCCGGGTCTCTTCGAAGGCGCCCAGTGTTCGCTGAAGCCGGACGACGTAGTCGGGGTCGTAGGCGCGGACGGCGCGCAGTACCTCGGGATCGACCTCGCCCCTTCGATGAGGGACGAGGATGAAACCTCGGCCACCCCACACGCGTGTGCACGCGTACAACGCGAGCCGCGCCCAGTACTGCCAGTTATGTTCACCGTCAAAGATGATCGCGACGCGGGGCGGCCGCATCCCCATCCGCAACGTCGCGTATGTCAGGTCACCCGACGTCAATGTCTTCCTCCGACCACCCAGCTGCTTACGTGCATCTCCTGGGGCCGCAAGCTATCAGGGCGAGCGCGAACACCTCACCCGATTACGCAGTGTGTGGATAGGTACACGGCACCCCGTAGATCCGCCATGCGGGGTCTCGGCTCGTACCCCTGGTCGAACCACCGACCTTCCCGCGAGGGTTCAGAGCGGGGGCGAGCCAATGGAGATCGGGGACACGATCACCATCACCTTCACCACTGCCCCGGGTGCTGCCGTGACGGCAACGTGGTCACGCGAGGACGGTACGGTCGTTCTCGACCAGCAGCCGGTTGCCGAGTCGCCGGCCCGCAGCGGCCAATTTCCCGCGACACTCACCGGCGATGCGCCAGGGCTATGGCAGGCACTGTTCCGTGCCACCGGCCCTACGACTGCAGTGGAGGCGTACTTCGTCCGGTTCCGAGCCGTCGGCGGCCCCCTCCCCTTCGCGACGGTTGACGAGTACACCGAGCTGTACGGGTCACTGTCGGCCGCCCGCGAAAGCCTGGTGCGGGCGCTGCTGCGCCGGGCCTCGCAACTGATCCGCGACACTTACCCGAGCCTCGATCCGCGGATCGCGGCCGGGACAGCCTCCGCCGACACGGTCGGCCTGGCGGTGTTGAACATGTGCGCGCGGGTGATGCGCAACCCCAACGGCCTGCGGTCCGAGACTACCGGCCCGTTCTCCCGGGCCTACGACCCGGACCTGGCCAGCGGCCTGCTCACCCTCACCGCCGCCGAGGACACGCTGCTTGCGCCACCGGCGAAGAGTCGCCGGCGGGCGGGCACCATCTGGGCCCGGCCCGGCCTCGGAGCGGGTCATGTTCGCAGGTAACACCGAACCCATCGTGATCGTTCACCCTCCCGGCCGGGACGCCTTCGGCGACCCGGTACCGGGCGAGACGACCGAGACGACGGTCGAGGACTGCCTGTTCGCCCCGGGCGCCTCCCGGGAGCTGGAAGTCAACGCGAACCAGGTCGCGGCAGACGGCACCGTGTTCGCCCCGCCCGACACCCCCGTGACCCCGGCCGACCGAGTACGCATCCGGGGCGTGCTCTACGAGGTGGCCGGCGCCCCGCGGCTCTGGCTCGACGCCCTCGTGGAAATCCCCGTCCGTCTCGTCACAGGCTGAATCCGGCCGTAGTCACCGCCCACCGCACAAGGGGGTGATGCCGGTGGCCCGCGTCCACGTGCGGTTCGTGCCGGACAAGAAGGGGATCGCCGCGTGCGCGGTCGGCCCGGAGCTGCGCCACGCGGTGCACGACATCGCCGCGTCGGCCATGCCGTACGCGGAGTTGATCTCCCCGGTCGACACCGGTGACTACGCCACCTCCTGGGAAGTGGTCGACACGATCGTCACCGACATCACCCCCGTGTACCCGATGGCCCGGGTCGCCGCGCAGCTGACCAACACCTCCGAGCACGCGGTGCTGGTCGAGGTCGACACCCCGAACAGCCCCGGCCACTGGGTGCTGTCCCGGGTTCTGGACTGGATCGACGTGCTTGGCCGCTCCGGGTGGGCGCCGTGACCGCCCCCCGGTTCCCCGACGTGCACCGGTTGCTGCTGGCCGTCCTCGAGGACCTTGCCGGCGGCGAAGGGCATCTCGGCACGCAAACGCCGGCCGATCTGGCCGCCCGGCTGCCGTTCATCCGGGTGGCGCGCATCGGCGGGCCCAGCGACCGCATCTCCGACTACGCCCGGGTCGCGATCGACGTGTTCGGCGCGACCTACGCCGAGGCGGAAGCGCTGGCCGCGCTGGTCCACGAGTTGCTGACCGGCACCCGGCTACGCGCGGGTGGGGCAGTGGTGGACCGGGTCGGCGTCGACCAGGCGCCGGTCGAGCTGCCCTGGTCACCGCAGATCCGCCGATTCCAGGGCCGCTACCTGTTCGTCAGCCGCCGCGTCCCGCGATCGCCCTGATCCAACCCGTTCTGCCCGCGTGCGTGTGGGCGCTTCGCCTTGAGGAGGTGAGCGCCGTGTCGTATGCGGCGTTGCAGGACAAGAAAGCCGAACTCATCCGCAAGGCCCTCGACGGGTCCGCTTTTGTGGCCCCGATCAGCGTGCCGACGCTCGGCGCGCTCACCACGACCGGCGGGGAACTGCTCGCCCTGCCGGCGGGGTGGGCCGATCTGGGGCACCTGAGCAGCGATGGTGCCTCGTTCGCCCGCGAGATCGAAGTCTCGAAGGTCAAAAGCCTCGGGTCGACCGAGTCCACGCGCGAGGACATCATCAGCGATGTCATCACGATGGCGATCACCGCCCAGGAAACCCGGCTGCACACCATCGGCCTGTACACCCAGGCCGACCTCGCCGCGATCAAGGCGACCGCCGGTACCGGTGAGGTCGCGATCGCCAAGTCCGACCGGCCCAAGCCCCGCGACTACCGCCTGCTCGGCCTGTTCGTCGACGAGAACGAGTACGGGGAAATCTACTTCGGACGGTACATGCCGAAGGCCCGGGCAACGGATCTCGGCGAACAGAAGATGGGCGAGGGCGACGAGCCGATCAGCTACCCGATGACCTTCACCGGCTACAAGGACACCGCGGTTGGGTTCTCGCATCGCTGGCACTGGGGTGGCCCCGGCTGGCGCCCGCTGCTCGCCTCGATGGGCATCGAGGAAGCCACCACCTGACCACGGGTCGCATACGAGCGCCGCCCGTGCGCGCCCGCGCGCGCTTCTCTGCCTATTCCCCTTTTCTCCGATGGGAGTCATCGGCATGGCTGCTTCTGGCCGCCGTCGCGGCGGCACCGACCACGACCCGGATCCGGCGCCGCTGGGCGCTTACGTCAAAGCCGGCCCGGACGGGCATCCCTTGCGTCGCACGGCCGCTACCCCGTCCGAGGCGGTCGCCCTGGTTTTCGACGGCTGGCAGCCCGAAAACCCCACCCCCGCCCCGGCCCCCGGCCCTGCTCCGGCGGTAGCCGAGCCGCGCACCCCACCCACCACCTGACCGTTCGTGCCGTCCCTGGCGGCGCTTTGTTGTTGAGGAGACACCCGCACTATGACCGGCACTGACCCCTACGCCGACGGCCGCGCCACGTTCGCCCCGCCCGCCCCGCCAGTCGACCCGTATCCGCCCGCCGATCCGTACCCGGCGCCAGACTCCTACCGGGTGCCCGATCCGTACCCGTCCCCGCCGCCCGCCGCCCCTGTGGATGACGCTGTGGACAACGAGAACGAGGTGGTGGTCGACCTCGACGGGTGGGAGAAGCCGGACAAGAAGCCGCCGTTCGCGTTCTGGCACGCCGGCCGCAAGTGGCGGATGCGCGACCCGGGCGAGGCGGACTGGCAGCAGCAATGGACGGCCCGCAAGGACCCGCGGTTGATGATGCGGCTGCTGATCGACCCGGCGCAGCGCGACGCGTTGTTCTCCAGCGAGATGTCCAGCGACAAGCTCACCTACCTGATGGGCCTGTTCCGGGAGCACTACGGCCTCGCCGCCGACCCCACCGGTGACCAGGCCCGCTAACCCCCACCCGCGCGGGCTACGCCTGGACACCGCCGACGCGGAACGCCCCCACCACCGCCTGGCCGTGCGCGTCGGCGGCCGGCTGATCCGCCTACGCCCGGCGCGCACGGTGCCGTGGAGCCTGCTGCTGCAGGCGTCCACGAACTGGTGGCTGTTCGTCATGGTGCTGGTGCCCGCCGAC